CTATCTCATCTTCAACCGTCATACATATTGTTCCTGTTCTGCTCATAATTAACATCTTGAAATGTATTTGATGATGATTCCAACTCTGTCAATTTAAGTGCTGTTTGAGCATACAACTGGTCATACTTAAACTTTATATCTTCTAAATCTTTTTCAGCTATTTGAACAGCCTTAGCTTTGTCTAATTCAGCCTTTAACTGCTCCAACTGAATCTGAAATGATTGTTTTTCCATTTCACGTTGATGTTTACCTAACTCAACCTGACCTTTGATAGCTACATTCTGCATCTGCGCTTCTGCTGTAGTAGTTGCTGATTTAGCCAGCTCTGCTTGCATACGCATCTGTTCAAGTTGTGCTTGTTGCGATTCTTGCTGTTGTTGCTGTTGTGTTTGCTGTGATTGTTGTGCTGCTTGCTGACCTTCTGGACTTGCTGGATCAACAAAATATTTATTAGCCGAGTCTAGTCCTGAGAACTTACAGAAGTCATCTATAGTGGCATATATCTTGTTAGGATTAGTAAGCGTTTGATTTGGCATACTCATAATCTTTTCTTGCAGTAACTGAACCTGTTGTATGGCTGCAAGCTTTGCTCTAGTATCACCAGTTCCAGTTCCAACTCTCACTGAACTTCTTGTTCTTTCTTCCCACTCAGATGGATTAACCTTGACCCATTGACCACGAAACTTAAAATCTTCTATAGTATCAACGTGCATGGTAACAAGATCACGAATCTTATTACATAAAGGCTTAATTCCAGTTTCACAGATAACACGAATGATTAAACCAACCAGTTCCTCTTTGGCGTTCATCATACGCTCAACACCTTGTGAGCCAACTGCATTGCCAATATTTTCAGGTGAAGCAGTACCATCACCAGACACGCCTGTACGACCTGCCTTAACTTCATCAAGATACTGCATCATTGTGAAAGCAGCGTCACCTATAGCAGGTGTTTGCAATGGCATGATTGCATCTGTTCTTTTTACACGGATTAAACCACCAGGTCTTGATACTAATAGGTCATCAAGATTTACTTGACCTTCAAGAACAACATTGCGCTGATTGTTTTGCAAGTACATGTTATCCATAATATTACGGATAATTGCGGTCTTATTGTCTTGGATAGACTTCAGGCGGTCATAGATTGATAATCCTTGGAACTTGTGTGACATTAATATCGCTGTGGTGCTAATCCAAGGTAAACTATCTATTTCTTCCATGCTTAAAATAACAGTTGGAGTTTCAACTCCTGCAACTGTTACTTTCATTAATTCAGCTATTCCATCACCATTGACATCAAGCTTTAGATAACACTCAGTAACCTCTACTAATCTGTTAGCATCATCTGAACTTAATACTGATGGAACTTGTGTTGGTTCATTCTGATAGTTAAATCTATATGCAGACCTAAGCAAATCAGAACTAACTAAATCTTCAATGTCTTCATCTTTGTAACCTTCTTCTCTTAGGTCAGAAAGTGTCTTGTTTACAATGTGACATGTAAATCTAGCATTAGCTAAACTGATATTGTTATGTTGCGTGTTGACTCTAAATTCTTCAGGCGCTACAGGATCAATACAAATCTTCCCACACTTCTCTGTTACCTTAATCTTTGCACTATAAGTAACAGGTTCTTGCTCTAATGGATTTTCTGATTGACTTTCATCTTCAGTTAATTCTAATATCTCAGTATCTTCATCCATCAAGGCAACAGCTAACTGATCTTCTGTTAATCCTGAGTAATTATAGGTGGTTATCTTTTCATCATCTTCATAATAAACTTTTAACATTCCATTGCGTTGCATAAGTGCATCTTTCACAAATTGATGGATTAAAGTAAACCCATCATTTTGCTTCATCAATACGTCATATACATATTCTGATTCAATCTGCGCTTGTAATTCATCTCCTTCATTAACAGGATCAAAAACCACCACCTCATTATTCTGAGTAAATGATTTCATAATCTGAGGCATTATCCACTCAATAGCATCAGCAACATCTGTTGATACCAATGAGCTACGCCCTTCCTGTTCATTACCTAATGGAAGCCCAAGATAATATCTTAAAGGTTCTTGTAATGCAGAAGATGAAGTTGTCGTAATATCGGCATTAGCCATTTCATTTTGGATAATTGCCAATATTTCTGAATCAGTCATTTTTGCCATCTTAGCAGCCTTTTTTCTTACCAGGCATCATTGGAGATGGAGCTTTTTTTGATTTAGACTTAGCCATTTTTAATCCTCTGTTGTTAAATTATACCGCTTTGTATATATGAATAATCTAATGATCCAGAACTCCAAGAGTCATTAGTCATATTCTGTTCAGCCATTGCAAGATACCTAAAACAATCTGCACCATGAGAGCTATCATCATGTAAAGGCGCACCGAATGTACCTGTACTTTGATTTTGTGTACGTCTATATCGTTTGATCTGGTTAAGTAGTTCAGATGCTTTGTTATCAATCCAAACTCTACCAAACATCATCCTTGCCATCTTAATTCCTTCTTCTATATCTTCACGACCTAGAACATTAACAGTACGACCTAACGCCATTAATATTTCTTCAGTAGACTTTCCAGACTTAAAATCTCTACTACGTCCATCATGAGGAATATAGTCCGTGCCATAATTGTAACCTTTTGTATTCAATTCAGCAATGTAACTATCTAAAGTACGATGTGAATCTTCAATATAATCAATAATCCTTACTTCACCAGAACCTGATCTCTGCACCATCATTATAGACATTGAATCGTTCCAACCTAAATCCCATACTGTATGAACTTTTAGTAGTGGATCGTATGGAGCATTGCCTAGTCTTTTTTCAATATGAAGTTTAGTTATCTCATTAACGTAAATAGCACCTTCAACGGCAGGACGACATTCTCCATCCCAGACTGTCTTATATCCTTCAGGATCACGTTTTAACCAGTTTATTCTTTCCTTTTCAAGTTCCTCTGGAAACCAAGGATTATCAGAATAGTTGCATTTTATAACAACAGCTTCTTCATTATCTGTCAATACAAATCTAACATACGTTTCATCAGTGTCTAGTTCTGGATTGAATGTTATCCATATTTCACTATTTGGTTTTCTAATAGTTGGTATTAAAACATCCCATGATTTCTTAGTACAAACCTGAGCTTCTTCAACCCAACATATATCAACACCTTCAAAAGACTTTAGGTTTGTAATTCCTTGTTGACGAATACCTGCAAAACTAAACTCAGAACCATTAATCCCGATTATCTTTGTTTCAAGCACTGTAAACATATGCTGTAAACCAAGTATATCAATCTGATCCTTAAGCAACTTATGTACTGATTCTTGTATGGACTTCTGTGTTTCACGAGCGCAAAGAACTCTTATCGGTTCATTAACAGACTTAATGATTAATGCTCTTGCAACACTCCAACTTTTTCCTGAGCCACGTCCACCATAAATGACTTTATATCGTTTTGGCTTAAATATATCTTTAAGACTTGGAGGAAACTTTGCCTTAATCGTCGCCAAATGAAACCTCTATCCTGTGGACTATTGCTCCACCATCTGCGCCAGTTACAGTATTGTCACTTCTTGCTAACTTTGGAACATGATATTCAATAACACTTTGAAATAACTGAAACGCACGCTCTGGATTTGTTTCAGCAACTTGGTCAAGCCATCCTGTTAATCTGTGAGCATTTCCATCAACAAAATCTGCAATAGCTTGTCTTGCTTGTACAGTTGCAACATTTTGTACGCCCTTTTGACGACCACCTGTTTTTTCTCCACCTGCTTTTCCTAATGTTGCCATATCTAATTTTGTCTTTTTTAGACAACTCCTTATCTTAAAATTAGTTATTAAAAATACTGCGATTTCCAATTAATAAACGCCACCTTTGGTGACTCACCATAAGCAATTCTGTCTGCACTATAACACCTCCAGTAATTTCCAACCCACTTAATCTTTGGTTTCATAACTTTTTTCATTTGCCTTGAACATTATTAATTTCTTTCTGTTCTTGTTGCTAACCTTTAACGCCATTATTATTACCTTTGGTGTTCAATCTTTAAATCATACAATGGAAACTCTTTATTGCAATCAACACAAACTTTCTTGCGCCATGAAACATAAGTTGCCTGGTACTTATGTTTGCAAATCTTTGTCCGTTTAATCATGCAGATCTTCCTCCACCTTCATATCCTGATAACGCTCCAACGTATCCATTGCCTCTTGAACATCTTGCTCTTCATCCTTTGCACCTCTTTTCCCTGCACACAACAACTTTTTTACCGCATGTTGCAGACAAGGGTCTGTTACATTAAACAATTCCAACACCCGATAAACGTCAATGCCGTCAATATGCCGTACATCTTTAAAATAATGATTGTGCTTCATTACAGCCTCATCACAAGGACAAAAGCTTTAACTCTAGGCTTATCCTTAACTTCTTCTAAAAACGCCTCTAACTGCGCTTCTATTGGCATTTTATTAATACGGTCACACATATTATAAAACCATTCTTCGTCTGTCATTTGTTAAACACCATTCTAACAATGCCCACCAACAATATAAAAAAATATACTACCAATACAAACGGTAGCAAATACCACGATACAACGTAATCTTTCTTCATAATTTAAGTCCATCTCTTTTTTGTTGAAATTTACCATCATGTAACACCACCTTGTCATTAATCTTAATTGCTTTTGCTTGTACTTTAAAAACTTCTTCAAGCTCTTTTATAAACTCTAAAATTTCATTCAATAGATTCTCTCAATTTTTGTCGTAATCTTCTTTCGCATCTTTCTTTGTTTAATCTTTCTTTATTAGCAAAATAAAACAAAGATTTTTTTTCTTTTATTTTTTCTTTATTTTTTTCTTCATAAACTTTATCCCTATCATTTCCAATTTCTTTATTTTTTAAACGATAAATTCTTTTTGCTAATTTTTGTTTATTTAATCTTTCTTCATTATCCATTTCAAAACTCACTTAGTTATATTAAAAATTAATATAACATAATTAGTCCTTCATGTCTTTTAATTTTATCCATACAATTCCTTGTCCGAGATTTGTGTCCACTGTCCACCCCCTTAAGGGGGTGTGGACAGTACGTACACTTTTATTAATCCTGTACAACATGTCCAATAATGTCCAATTTGGACACTTGGACAGATTATAATATCCAACTATAATCTCCATCAACAGCTATAAGCTCTTGTTTTAACAACTCTTTTCTGCACTCTGAAAAGTTTTGTCGCCTTGAAGCAAGCTCTTTATCCTCATTAAAAAATGGTTTCCATTCGGACAGTGAAACAATTATCTGTCCAGAACCTAAAATGGACAGTTCTGGACGCTCTTTTCCAATAGTTTCTGCTGCCAAAACTAAACTATCAAGTGCCTTTTGCAATTTCTTTGGCAATGATTTTTCCTTCTTAGCAACACCTTGATACTCTAAATAAACACTGGTGATCTGCTTATCATCATCTTCATCATAAAATACTTCACCTTCTAACTCTACTTCTTTAATGACAAAACTCATATCAGTACCAAATCCAAAGTCTTTTGACTTGGTGCATGAAAAAGTAATGCCATCACCATTCTTGGTGACACAAAACTCTGCGTCCATTGCAGCTTTAATAGATGATGAACCTCTTGATCTTCCCTTATCACCATGTCCAGAATGGTGAACAGTTACAATAGCAGCATCTAAACGTCTGGCAAGTAATTCTATAGACTTAAAATACATTGCCATATCTTCAGAGCTATTTTCATCTCCAACCATGTTTCTGTGCAACGTATCAATAATAATAATATCAGGTTTAAAATCTAACTCTGCTACTATTTTTAATATTTCATCAGCTTCTTTACTATCTAATAGATTAATGGATCGTCTGCTTAATCTAATATTCTTTGGCGGTTCTCCATATTTTTGTGATAATGCTTTAAAGCGCATTGAAGCACCACGCAAACCTTCACCCATAATAATTAAAGTTTTAAGCTCTTCTTTTATCTTATGACCATGCCAGTTTCTACCTGTTGCAGCGCAAAACGCCCAATCCATTGCAAATAAACTTTTACCTGCACCTGACTCACCAAAAAGAAGATTCATTGAGCCACGCTCAAGTATTCCCTTAATTAACCAATTAGGCTTCTTGATGCTTGCCATCATATCTTCAATGGTGATGAACAAGCCTTCCTGCTTTACTTTTCCAAATACAATGTCACGAACTGCATCAATTCCTTTTTCTGACATCATATCGTTGAAGTCACCATCAATAGTTGGCAATACAATATCAACGCCACATTCTTTTGCTTTGCTCATACCAATGCCAGAACTGTCATTGTCTGCACAAATAACTATTTTCTTGCCAATATACTGGCTTGCAATCATTTGTGTTACTGGCTTAAGATTTCCAGCGTTAAATGCTATACATACAGCAAGATTGGTGGCTTGGTTT